CTTGATAGGTTCTCTCACTATACTGATGACTTAGAATATATTTGCTTAGGCAGATGTATGTGGGTCGAAATCATCCCTTACGAAGGCAACGAGCACCTCTGCGGGAAGGTCGGGGAACCATGATAAATGGCTTTCTCTGTTCGCCGCGCCTGTATGAGTATGATGGCTGGTTCTTCGAGTTGGGACGTTTCCCTTGGCCGCTGAAAAAGAACGGAGATCCAAGGGCAAACGCTGGGCGTGATTTTTATGATATGTTTGATAGGTTTAGCAAGCTGTCAAAAGAAGAGCAAGAAGCCTTCCGATTAGGCGGTGGGTGTATGACTATAGAGGAGGGCTTTACTCTGCCGGGTGTAGGGTTAAAATATAAAAGTGAATATAGGAGGCAGCAGTGAGAAGAGATCGGCTTGTAAAAACGCTTTTAAAGCGGAAAACGAGAAATGTAAAATCACAGAAGCGATGGCAGTGTCCAAAAGATTTATACGAGTGGATATTAAAAAACGAGCAAGTAATCGGGTACTTATACGATATAGATTTACTCCCGGAACAGATACATACTAAAAATCAGGTATGTGCATTACGGGGCTTTTATTACGGATGGAAAGCTAAGGAGGCAAGCAAATGACTTTTAACGAATATTGGAAGAATGAAACTCATTGGGATGATCCAGGGGCAATAGCCAATAAAGCCTGGAACGCCGCAATGGAGGAGTTCAAGCGCAACCCGCCGGAAGGGCTGTACCGGATAGGGGAATAGGTGGAAGTAAGACCATATTCAACGTGGGATGAAACAAAAAAAGGTAAAGTTGTTGTGTTATATGGATCTCTCTGGACAGATAGTCACGAATGTATCCGTCGCAAGCCTGCATGGGTCCCGAAGGATGGGGAACCGGTGCTGTTTGAATGGGATGGTAAGGCATGGCCGGGGATAGTGGAAAGAGATTCAATAATATCTAGAACTTATATTAATGAGTTGATCGATGCCTTGCAGGATGGTAGAGTAAAACCATACAAGAAAGGCTGTTCCGGAAAGCCATGGGATGAGGTATAACTTGCCCAACGGCTGATTGTGGAGTACAATAGAGGTATGGCAAAGCGTAAAGTAGGCAAACCACCTATCAATGATCCCGAAGATGTACAGGCTATACAAGCCAAGATAGATGCATATTTTGATGGTCTTGGTGAATATGGATTCCCCACTTTTTGCGGTCTTGCTCTTGCGCTAGGCTATACCTCCAGGCAATCGTTATGGGAGAATTCCACTAAGGATATAATGATTTCCTTACCCATAAAAATAGCGTTACTAAAGGTAGAAGAGACATATGAAAGAGGTTTACGTGGGCCAGCCCCTACTGGGTGTATCTTTGCACTGAAGAACCGTGGATGGACAGACAAGCAAGAGATAGAGCATAGCGGGAGTGTAACTATCATAGATGATATCCGTTAAGCTTACCGACGTAATAGCCCCGCAATTCTTTGACCTACACAAACAGCTTAAGACTCAAAAAATCTCCGAAGTATGGGCTAAAGGTGGTAGGGGATCAACCAAGTCAACCTTTATAAGTGCTGAGATACTTCTAGGCCTTGAGAAAGACAAGGACGCTTCCGCAATAATATTCCGCCGTTATGACAATGAACTTAGGGATTCTGTATATGGGCAAATGGTATGGAGTGCAACTAAGCTTGTTATAGATAGCAATTACCGAATGATGGTTTCTCCTATGCAGTTTATACGCGGAGGGACAGAACAGAAAATCCTATACCGTGGTGCTGATAATCCTAAGAAGGCGAAGTCATTCAACATTGGTAAAGGCTATGTTAAGTATGTATGGTTTGAAGAGGTTGATCAATTCGGGGGTATGGAGGAAATCCGCAATCTTTTACAATCCTTGTTCAGAGGATCAGACAAACAGCGTATAGCTTTCTTTTCGTACAACCCTCCTAAGTCTGCGAGGTCGTGGGTGAACCAAGAGGTACGTATACCAAAGCCTGGGCGTATCATACACCATTCTGATTACAGGACGGTGCCTGTTGATTGGGTAGGTGAACGCTTCATTGCCGACGCGGAACACCTCCGGGAAGTAAACGAGAGCGCATATAGGCACGAATACTTAGGGGAGGAAATAGGAACCGGGCTTGAGGTCTTCAATAACATAACTACCAGGGTGATAACCGATGATGAAGTAAATAGCTTCCAGAATATCCGCCAGGGTTTAGACTTTGGATACGCGGTAGATCCCGTATGTTTCTTACGGATGAACTATGACCAGAAAAAGCGCAGGCTATATATATTCCGGGAGGTATCAGGGATAGGCATAGGAAATAGACAACTATCTGGGAAAATAACTGACCAGGAAAAGCGTACTTTAACTATCGCCGATAGCGCGGAGCCTAAAAGCATAGATGAGCTTAAGCGTGACTATGGATGGAATATCCGGGGCGCAAGGAAAGCCCCTGGAAGCGTGGAACGTGGTATCAAGTGGCTCTGTGAGCTTGAGGAAATAATTATAGACCCTACACGGTGCCCTCTATCTGCCAGAGAGTTTGTAAACTATGCCCTTGAGGTGAATCGCGCGGGGGATGTAATTAGCCGGTACCCTGACAAGGATAACCACTCAATAGATAGTACCCGTTACGCTGCTGTTGATGACGTGTATTCCATATCCTCATCTACCAATGTCCGGGCCATTGCACATATTTAATTTAGTGCTATACTATACAGGGGTATAGATAATGGACGCTAAAGAGCTAAAGAAATATATAGACAACCACAGGCCTCTGACAACGCGGTACTTTGACCAGAAGTCGTACAAGATCGGCGAGAATGCCGCTATACACCAGTTATTGCCTAAACCTGCTCCTGACAATAGAATCCCGACACCGTTTGTCCGCAGGGCGACTAATATTATTAAGGGATATTTTGCTCAGGTTGGGAACATAACTTATTCAGATCCTGCGGAATGGTTTGAAAACACTATTGCAGATATTTATGATAAGAACGATGAAGAGGTGGAAACCGCTTCCATGTTTGAAGACGCTATTTGTTATGGAAAAGCCTATGAGCTGCATTGGTATGACGAGACAGATAAGTTTCAGTTTATAGTTATTCCTGTTTCACAGAGTATCCCTATTTATACTGAAGACTTAAAGAAAAAACTTAAAGCATTTATATGGTATAAAACAATAAACGATGACGAAATAGCGACATATTACGATGACAAAAAATATATAGGATTTAGAAAGCCTAAAAACGGAGAGTGGACAGAAGTAAAAGAAGAAAGCGGTATTCATTTATATGGGAAGGTACCTGTTTTAGAAGCAAATATAGGCCGCGATGGCCGGAACGTGTTTGACCACTGTCTACCGCTTATTGATATGTACGACAAGATCATATCCGAGACAGGGAATGAGCATGAGAAGTTTGCTAATAGCATACTACTTCTACGCGATTACCTGGACACAGTTAACAAAGATGAAAATGGCTTGACCGCTGCTGATAAAGTAAACCAATGGCGGGTGATTGATAAGCTTGGTGACAATGTACGGGAAGCCGCTGCATATCTTGAGCGTAATGTTAATGACACTTTCATATTTGATACTTTGAATAGAATTGAGCGTCTTATCTATGAGATGCTATGTATATTCAACCCAAATGATGATACGTTCGCAACGGCCAGCGGGATAGCACAGGCATACAAGCTGTTGGGCTTTGAATATATGATTGCAGACATGGAGAGCTACTTCACCAAGTTTTTATATAACCGTATTCGCTTAATAGCTGGGCATGCTGTTATAAACCAGGAAGCCCTAGCGGATGATGTAACAGTATCATACAAACGGAACCTGCCCTTTGATATCGAGTCAACCGCTACTATCGTGGCGACACTCTCCGGGACCGTAAGCAAAGCCACACTCTTAAAGATGTTTCCATCTACGATTATCCCGGATATAGACGCCGAGCTTGAGGCTATAGAGAAGGAAACCCCGAAGGTATCAAGCCCATTTAGTGGACAAGAATGGTGAGCAGAAAAACTCCTGTTTATGTTATGAACCGCGATGGGTGGAATGATTACTTTCTATTGCACGTTTCCAAAGACACTAAGGCAATGAGGGCACATATTGAAGCCGTAGCAAAAGAGGAAGGATGGGAAGTACCACATGAAGGATGGGAAGAAATAAGGGGCCTAGTACATCCTATGATATCAGTAGATGCACTATACGCGCACTTGTTTTTGGCTGAGGATTATCTAGGTGCTGGAATTGTTGCCCATGAATGTCTGCATGTCGCTATGGCTCATGAGCGGTTTGTTTTGCGTTTTAAGATGGCCTATGGAGACAATATAGGAGAAGACGAGGAGCGTCTTGCATATTATCTAACCAGCGTAATAAAAGGCGTATATAATACTCTGTACGATAATGGTCATATTAAAAAAGGTAAGCTATGGTAGAGCAATTAGTATATGATCTAGAAACCGATATCCTCATAAAGATTGCTAAGCACCTTTCAACGGGTGCGATAGAATCCGCAGAGTGGCAGGCGCGAAAGCTTGGTGAACTAGGGCTGCTTAACTACGAGGTGCGAAAACTGATAAGCAAATACCGTGGGAGGATCATGTTGCAGACAAGCCGGGAGGTCCGGGAGTCTGCTGACGATATCCTGGCATTGATACGCAAGCACAGCCCGAAAGGTAAAAAAGCCGTTGGTGCTAAGAGCAAGCAAGTGCTCGACATCATAGACACCTGGGTATCAAGCGCAACGATGATAACCATCCTAGCCATGGCGTCACTTGCTGAGAGTGCCGGGCGAAAGTATGTAGCCTCAGTATCTAAAGCCAGCCTGTCGGTGATCTCCGGGGCTGACACTTTACAACGCTCAATGATGCAGTCTATCAGCGAGATGGACAGCCTTGACGCTTTCGTAGACAAGGCTGGTAGACATTGGACCCCGGAAGGCTATACCAAAATGGTGATCCGCGACAACCAAAGGCGGGTATCAACCGAGGTGATGTTTCAGGCTGCTAAGGACGGTGAAACGGACCTGATAGAGATATCAAGCCATATCGGTGCAAGGCCTAAATGTGCGCCGTACCAGGGGAAGATATACTCTATTTCAGGGACTCATCCTAAGTACCCGGCGCTATCGTCTACATCCTACGGGGAGATAGACGGGCTTAACGGAATAAATTGCGGGCACATCTTTTATCCGTTTTGGGAAGGGGTGTCAGAGAAGACCTACGATCCCTACCCCGCTAAACAAAACGAGAAGGTGTACGAACAAAGCCAAGAGCAACGCGCCGCCGAGAGAAAGATACGATACTACAAACGCAAGGAAGCCATAGCAAAGGCAACAAAAGGCGGGGAGGCGCAGGCTAAAAAATGGCGCGGTCGGGTCCGTGACTCACAAGCCGAGATGCGGGCGCTACTTGAGAAGACCGGGAGAACCCGGCAACGTGACCGTGAAGCTATCTACACTTGACAAGTGTGTAGTATAGGATACAATGTTACTATACAGGTGTTGGTAACAAATCTGTATGTTAGGAGAGATGCATGGACGAAATAATCAACGGTGCTGCTGGGAAGCAGATCGAAGAAGTAGGCACCACGGAGACTGAAAAGACAACTCCGGTAGGTATTAGCAAAGAAGAGCTTGAGGAATTGCTAGCAAGAAAGACCGATGAGCTGAACCGAAAATGGCAGTCAAAACTTGACACCGTGATTGGTGAGAAAAAAGCAGTAGAGGGAAAGGCCCTTACTGTTGAACAGCGCATTGAACAGGTAGAACGCGAACGTGAGGCGGAAAGATTATCTTTCGCCAGGGAACGCGCAAAGCTTGGGGCAAGCATAGATGACGAGCTTGACGCTGCTATCGGGTTGTATAGGTCAAACGATGCCGACGAAATCAAGAAAGGCGCTGATTCAATAAAGGCGTTTTTCGAGAAGATGAAGATCGCCCATGAAGCAGATAAAGAGAAGGCTATCAAGGAAGCTCTGGCACAAGCCGGGGCACAGCCTAAGCCTAAGGC